CTTGAGCGTTACTTAGGGTTTGACCCTGAGACTGCTACAGCGGTTCCTTATTCTTCATTTCCTGATTCATCTAGATTTGCTAATACTTTTGATGATCAGTCATCTTTAGTAGAAGCTATCTCAGCCAACACTGGTAATATTAATGATCTAGGCGATGCTATTGGGTCAAATGTTTATGATGAGATCTATAAGATTGTAGATACTCCATCAGCTAGTGATGAGTTAGCGCCTCAAGCTCCAGGATCAATCATCACGCTTCCTTTAGATAGTCGTGATAGCGATGCAACTAAATTCTATATTGTAGGCTCAGGCGCATTAGAAGTATATGTAAGTGGTCAATTAGTTAGAGCAGGAGAAGCTTATGACGAGATTGGAACTGCTGGCACTCCATCAAATCAAATTCAGTTAAGACCTGATTATAGTTTTAATCTAGGTGACACTATTACTTTTAGAATTGATACTTTAGGTGGTTTTGTAGTAACCTCTTCAGGTATTAATCTAGTCTCTCTTCAAGACGCCTACAACACCGGGCGTCTTATTGCCACAGCCACAGGTCAGCCTGTCCAAATATCAGGCCCTACTGGCGAGAAACTATTACGTGTTCTTGGAGACGTTGAAATTACCGGCGTATTAGATCCTAAAGCTGTTGAGTTTACAAGAGAATCAATTAATCCTGTAGGAGCATTAAAAGATGGTTTATATGTGGATCAAAATGGCGACCTTATCTATTCTAGTCAAAATTCTACGCTTAATTTGTCTAATGTGGCCGCTGGAAATGGAGCCGCCATCGTTCTCGAAGACTTGTACTCGAATTCTATTGGATCGACCATTGCGAAAGCTACTCCAGTTAGAATCAATTCTTCAGGCACCTTAGCTCTTATAGACGTCTCTGATGAAGACCAAGTTCTAGCTATGGTAGGCGTGGCAAGTCAAGATATAGCTAACTCAACCGAAGGCCGAGTATCTTATTCAGGCCGTCTTACAAATGTCTCAACCTCAATCGCTGTAGGAAAGCCAGTGTTTATTTCAAAAATTGGGCTCCTTACTGACACTGTACCTGTCATTGGAACCGATGGATTTGTAGCAGGTGATTCTGTGGTTAGAGTAGGTACTATTGTCCAAAACAGAGACGTACCGGCAAATAAAGACTTATTAATCAATTATAGAGAAATAGGAAAACTATAAAGGACATTTCATGGCTGTAAATGTAGAAGATCTCAGTGAAGAGCAACTAAAGAAATTACAAGAAGCACTTAACGTTAAGTTAAAAGATATTGTAATTAAAGCAGAAACTGAAGCAAGTAAACTATTAGAGCCTTATGGAATGGATATCAAGATGATCGTCACCATCGGCTCTGGAGATAAATCTAAAAGCATAAAGCTTAAGTAACAGGAGACGTAATGGCTGACATTTCACAATTGGCGGTCTTGCAAAACGCAATTGTCACTAACTTAGATCTTTCAACAAATGCATTAGTTGTTGGATCCGTTAAAGTAGGTGCCACTGAGTTGACCGAGGCTATTCTAGGAAACTTAATCAATCTACAAAATGGATCTGACTTCGCTGATGGTAATTCAAGCCACACGCATGATGGAAGATATCGCACTCAAACAGAGTTGAGTTCTATTGGAGCTACCTCTGGAGCGGATCTTATTGGTGTTCGTGATGATGGTGCCTTTTTTACTGGATCGGACTTAGAGGAGATTCTTCAAGAAATTGGAGCTCTTGTAAGTGCTGTAGTAGACGCGGCTAATGTGACTTATAGTCCAGCAGTATTAGCTAATTGGACTGGTGCAGCGGATCCTGGAAATGTTGATGGAGCTCTTGACCAGTTAGCAGCTCGCCAAACTACTACTGAAGGCCAAGTATCAACTAACACCTCAGACATTGCAGCTAGAGCTCTAGATACTGAGGTTTTAAAGAAAGACGGTTCAGTTCCTCTTGAAGGTAATATGGATCTTGGAGGAAACAGGTTCTCAAATGCAGGAGCTCCAGTAAATCCTAATGACTTAGTAAGACTAGTCGACCTTCAAGCTGTTGAAAGCGCAGGAGGTCTTGGTAAAGCAGCCGTTAAGGCATCTACTACTGGAAACCTTACTGGATATAATGCCTCAGGCGGTACTGCAGGCAACGGTTCATTCACTGGTGTATCAATGACTCAAGATACTGTGGTCTTGGTGAATAACGATAGATTAGTAGTTCCTTTTCAAACTGATAAAGCCCAAAACGGTATTTATGTAGTTGTTGACGATACTACAGGTACTATTGAGCGTGCAAGTGATGCGGATGGTACACCGGCCTCAGAGGTCCAAGGTGGTAACTCAGTCTTCGTTGATCTTGGTGCCACATACGCTAACACGGTATTCCAACTTAAAGGCCAAGGCGAATTAAGTCCTGGAAATGATGATCAAGACTGGGTCATTTATAGTCGTGTAGAGAACATTCAAGACGGCCAAGGTCTTACTAGAAACGGAACCATCTTAGGTGTCGAGACTGATAGCAATTCTCTTGGATTTAACGGTTCAGAACAATTAGAAGTCAAATTCTCAGGATCCACTATCGAAAAAGACGGATCAGGTATTAAGGTATCTGACGGCGGTATTGGCACAACTCAAATTGCAGATGACGCCGTCACTAAAGAAAAGGTAGCCGCTGATGTGGCTGGAGCAGGTCTTGGCCAAAACGTAGATGGATCATTAGAAGTAAATGCGGATGATACGACTATTGAAGTCGTTGGCGATGCTATTCAAGTAAAAGATGGTGGTATTGCCGACGTAAAAGCAGCTAGTGGTTCTAAATTAGAACAAGCTATCCAATTCCACACTAATTCAGATATCACTGGCGCAGAGGCTGAGACTCTTACTGATGGGTCAAACGCAGATGCTCTTCACAGCCATGATTCAATGAAAAGTACCCGTCTTGCTGGCGAGGCTTTCGGGGCGAACATCACTAAAGTCGTGCGCTGGGGAAAAGACGGAGAAACAGCCGGTCGTATTTACGCTGCTGATTCTGGTGTTGCAAGTGCTAATAACTTCAGAGGAATTGGCCTTCAGCTTGATACATCAGCAGTATCGGCTGGAGCTAATGCCACTATTACTAGAAGAGGAACCCACACTCTTGGTGCAGGTGATACTAACTTCGCCGCAGCTGATGTAGGTAAAACTGTATACCTCTCCACTACTGGTGATTTTACTTTAACTGCTCCAACTGCGGTAGGGACTGTTGTATATGAAGTAGGACAAGTCGAGGATATTAATAAGATCGATGTAATGTTTAGATTAATCGGTGTCAACTAAGGATTAGGTGTGACAAAAGCGTTGGTATTGACAAATGGAATTCCTGTAATGACAGAGATAGCAGCTGCCGGGCAAAACCCAGTAGACGATAGATTGTTAGTTGTTTTAGGAAGTCCTGGAAATGCCAATGAAATCACTGGTCCAATTCCTCAAGGAACTCCTATAGACCTTCCTAATGGACTTACTTATGAGAGTGGCCAATTAGAAGTCACTCTCTCAGGTCAGACCGTATTGCCCATATCCGGGTGGAATGAAATAGGAAGCGGTGAGAAAACTCAGATCAGCTTTAATCGAGACCTAGACATAGGTGACGAAATTGGCTTTAGGCGAGACTAACATATATGAACACTTATATCGATTGATATAATTTAACTATACGAATGCACGATACACACTATCTATTTGTATGCAGATATTAACGTTTTTGTTAAATCCACTATACAAAATTCTTGTATAGCTCTACAAAGATAGTGTTGCGTCATAAGGACACAACATGGCTCGAAATTTTGACTCAAGACAAACCGAACACAGATCCAAACTAGACCGACTCTCAGCTGAGAGTACGCCTAGTCTTAAAACTATACTTCCTAATTTGAATACGGAGCTTACTCCTGTATTTGCTTTGACTGAATCGGCCACTCCTGATTTAGTACTCAATATCGGTGCAGCTACTGTCCAGAATTCAGACACGGGCTTCACTCGTTCCTTTAGTCCAATCAGTGGACAATATTTCCAATTCACTGGTGGTACTGTCACATTCCCAAGCTCTAATGGAGCAATCACCGTCAATCCTGGTGCAGACTCAACTATTTCTGTTCCAGACGACACCTTTGTGGCCGTTTTAGTTCAGATCAACTCTATTGGCGATCTTAGCGTAAGCGTTGGTCAGCCGGTTGCTAATGCCGCTGACGCAACTCTTGCTGCTAATTTCCCTGTTCCTAATGCGAGTGATCTTCCTATTGGTTTTATTATCCTTGAAAACGATAGTGGAACTTTTCAGCCTATTACTAATGCTTCGATATCTCAATTCGAATCAGGAGGCGGTGCTGGAGGTTCTAGCGCTGATGCAGGTCTACAACCTGCTGATGGCTTTGAGACTCTATTTTTTGATGATCTAAGTGCTGGTCCAACAAGCCCTGAGAACAAAGTAGACGCCAAAACTACTGGTACATATAAAGCTGCAGGAGGTCTTTACGAACTATCTTGTGATAAAACTAAATTAGCCACAACAGTCGGTACGGCTCTTACGCTAAACGTAGCGCCTAGCTTTACAGTAGCAGAAAATGATGTATTGGTTATTGGAAGTGAGATTAGAAGAATCACCGCCGTAGCCAGTCAGACTAGTTTTACCCTTGACGCGGCTCTAGCAAGTGATGTAACTGACGTAGCGTGCCTTATAAGCCAGGCAGTCTATAGTGTTGATATTGTTAACTTCGGAGACTCCACTGAACTAACGCGTATTAGAGACATCTACCAAGATGAAGATTTAAGTTTAGCAAATCTTATATATTTTGATACTTTAGAACAAGATGATTCAGTTGAAGACTATACTACTGAGGCTAATATTAGCGCTGTAATTTCTAATCAAGGACTACAAGCAGACGTGACATTTCCAACAATGGATCAGTTTAGCTCGATATATAACCGACCAGTACTAAACGAAGTACAATCTGACTTGACACTTCCTGAAATGGGCGGGCAGCGTCTTTTTGTCGTGTTCTTTGCTAATCCTACTAATACTTCAGTAGTTGATAATGCTAATCTTTTAGAGTATAGAGTATCCTTGATTGAAAGTGAGGCCCAGGTACAGAGCGGAGTTGGTGAATCTGCTATTGGGCGCTCCGTAGTCGGAGCTTACGAGAATATGAATGTGTCCGTGGCAGGCGGTAAGACTAGAATCGTTCTTGATTTTGAGTATCCAGCAGGAGCTTTTTCTGGAAGATCTCAAGGAGCAGTTGAGGTTATAGTCGACGGTCGTAAATTTGCAAGACAGACAGGGTCCATTACAACAGATGACTTTTATACCGAGATTAGTAATACCATTATTGATCTTGATCAAGACTATTCAGGTTCAGATATTCCTATTGAAGTCATTTATAGACAAGCTCTTGAAGACGCGAGCGCGGATAACAGTCTAAGATTAGGAACATTAGAAAGCTATAATAATCTCAAATCGTCAGAATTTGATACAGGAAAACGCTGGATCAACGGAGAAGTTGTATATGGTATAGCCATTCAACAAGACTCAGATGTTACTACAGACGGTGGAGTTATTGCCACAATAGCTACTGGACTAGAACCCATCAATGCCGTTCAGTTTAATTCTAATGTGTGGTCTATAGCAACATTCAGCTCGGATGGAAGTAATAGATCTGGACTTAGATATAACTCTACTACTGGTGAGATTACTCTATTCAAAACAGGAACAGACAATGCGTTGGGTCCTGTTAGATTATTTTTAGAATACATCAAGCCTTAATTAGGAGACATCATAAATGAAAATGTATGCAGTTAAAATGCTTAATGATAACTCAGTAGGAATTCTTATGGTTAAAGGAGATCCTACTTCTAAATTAGAACAAGCTAATGCAGAGATGATCGGCGCTATCGAAGAGCAAGACCTTCCTGATAAATACTTTAGAAATTGCTGGAGAAAATCAGGCGCTGACTCTATTGCGATTAATATGCCACTTGCAAGAGCTCAGATCATGGCTGAGATCAGATCTAAGCGTGACGAATATCTAGTTAAGTCTGATGCTAAGCAAATGGAGATGGTGAGTAAGGGTGAAGATACGACTGATCTTTTTGCGTTAAAACAAGCACTTAGAGATCTTCCAGACTCAATTGATCTTGATGGTCTAAATGCTGACGAGCTTAAAGCTTTAGACACTTTTGACACAATCAATACATCACTTTTAGGATAATTTATGGGACAGATTAAGAAACTAAATAGCGCAGTATTTAATAAGTTAACTACTACTCAAAGTAGGAATAATTCATCTACTACTGTAGAGTCTCAATCTACTGGCGAGATCTCTGAATGGGCTAAGTCTGGTTTTGAAGATTTTATAGCTAAATCTGAGATGGACGCTCCATTTACCGAGATAGCTAATAGAGACAAAGTCTTATCTGGGTTAGAAAGTGCTCTAGGAGTAGAGCGCGTTGTCATTAATTCGATCACTCAATCAGATACCGAGTCAGGTCCAAATGGAGAATCTGTGTGGACTCCTGATAATAAGGACTCTAGAGTTAGATTTGTTGGCACATGGGAGTCTGTATCAAATGTTAATTCTACTTTTGTAAGATCTACCACAGTTGGTGATTTTTTAGAGGTGACTTTTTACGGAACTGGTATAAACCTAGTCACTTTAATAGATGGGTCTGCTAGGGATTTTAGAGTGTCTGTAGATGGCGGAGCTGAGGGGTCAAACATTTATCCAAGTAGTCCGTCCTCCGTACTAAATGGTAGAAGTTACAAAATGAACTGCGTTGTAGAAGCAACGTCTGGATTAAGTCTAGACTGGCACACCGTGAAAATTAGATTCGCAGCAACTGCGGATATCAGTATTTTTGGAGTAGAAATTGTCAACTCGGGAACCCAGATCTCAGTAACCTCTGGATCCAGCTTCTCAGGAACCGTTAAAGAATCACTAGCAGATAACATTATGGTGAACTATAAACCTGCTGCAATGGGATCTAACGGCGGCCGTGTTGTTAAATATCTTCAAGGTGGAATCATCCAAGAAGCGTTCACTGAAGTAGGCACTGCTCAGTATTTAGGATCAACTGACCACTCTGCTGAAGAGATTGCCCGTAAGATTAATTTTCGTGAGTTCGGCGCTAATCGATCAGACGACTTTAGTACTTTGTCTTCAGTATCTGATAGAGCTTTTACTCTTGATGATGGAACTACTACTCTAGTAGGCGAAGACGTTAGAGTTATTGAAGGGCTATTTCCTAGTGCCGTCAATGATTTCTATACTTTAACTTTTGTAGGAACGGGCTTAGATTTAGAAGCAATTCAGACATCTATAGGTGCTGATGACATGAATATCACTATTGATGGTGACTCAGTAGGGACTCTTAGCTCGGCCGGTGCGGCTGGGACCTTTGTCAGAAAAATCTGCTCAGGACTTCCTTATGGAACCCACACCGTTCGTTTTAGAAGAGACGTGGTAGCGGCGGGTCAGATTGAGGCTCTTAATTTTGTTATCTACCAACCTAAAAAGCCAGAAGTTGAAGGCTTCGTAGTCGCCGATTATAATGTTGTGGCTGACTTTGTAAGAGAAGATAATCCTAATCCAGGGTCTACTATTAGCGATTTTTATATCTCTCAAGGTGTAGTAAGAACAGCTTGCTCGCGAGAGTTCACTTATTCCGGCACCTGGGGATTATCGCCATTTTCTCAATTCGACACCGGTTTTGAAGCTTTTACGTCTACTAATGGTGGCTATATTGAGTATTCTTTCTTCGGGACTGGAATTGAGATCAGATCTCAAGCTGCTGGAACGTTGACTACTAACGCCCAGATCGATATCGATGGCAACACTGATTTCTCAGGACTGACTACTGATACTGCTGGAGGTTATAGTTTCACCCCTTCAACAGGGATTCTTAGCCAAAACTCTTCTACTCAGTATAACTCAAGTCTCAGTATCTCAGGCCTAAGTCTTGATTGGCACACATTTAGAATGACTAATAACACTGGATCCTTTATGGAGATCAGTGCATTAGATGTCATCACACCTATCCACATCAATGACGTTAGCCTTAAAATTACTCAGAGCTTACTAACTAATAAGAACATTGGGCCTTTGGTTAAAGAAGAAGCCAAGCCTAAGATTGGAGAGGCTAAAGCCCTTTTAGCTTATACGCCTAATGATAATGCGATTGAGTTTTCTGAAAATATCTCAGCAGTTTTAGAAGTGAGCACTGGCGTGTTTTTAGTTTATTTTGAAACTCCTTTTAAATCTGAAAATTATGTAATGGCTGGATCATCTACTGGAGATAAGCGAGTAGGTTTTGACTCCGCGGTAAAGAAAGCTAACTACATAGAGATCAATGTCTCCACCGGATCTGGCTCTTTTTCAGATGGAGACATTCTGGTCGCATTTTTTGGTGAGCTTCAAGGAGAATAATGAACACTAAATCTTATTACGATAAGTTTGGGCTCGTAAACGCGGCTAAGCATGAAGTAGGAGCCGAGAACAGCCTTCTTTGGACCTTTCAAAACTATCTTTTAAATAAAGGAAAAGGAAACCACATAGAAGCGCACCGGGTTATGAGTGTATTAGTTTCTAATATGGAGACGTGTAGAATCAAACCAGGATTCTTCCACCAAACACCAGTTCACCAAGAAAGAGAGTTTAGACAAAAAGATGGCTATATGAGCCCGGATCAGTTAATCACTTTTATGATGGCTGGTTTTCTTTTTGAGAAGAACTATAAAAAGGCAGTTTATCACAAAGAGATCTGGAAAGAAATAAGAAACCAAGGTTATATCAAATACAATAACTTAGAAGACGGAAAACTACGTCTAATCCATCCAAGAGACTGGATCTTATACTTCTCATTAAATAATCAATTACTAGGTCAGATCTTGATGTGGGCGCTCGTGGTGTTTAATATCATAGCTTGCCTTAATAGTAGAGATAGTACTACAGGCAAGCTATTGGCGTGGACTAAGAGTATGGCCTTAAAAGACAAGTTCTTAGCTATGAGATTCTCTTATTGGATCTGTACTAAGATTATTGAGAGGACTCACGGGTCTTGGAGTGATGTTTTTTGTCACTTTTCTGATGTCCATCAGCGTCATATTTATTTTCCTTTAGACCACCCGAATTCTGTTCTAGCTCAATCGCTTTACTAACTAGTTTGCAGCCATAGAAACAACGATAATGGTTCCGCAGATCATAAATACCCGCATTTAGTATACGCTCACTTCACAATCCTTAATTTAGGTTTTTCTTTGACTTCAACAGATTGTTTAGGTTGATCTGTTGACCAACTTTCAATCATGTAGTTTGCTAACAACGCCAATCCAATTTTGTCTAAATAATATCCATCTATTCCAAATCCAATTCCGGTTAAACATAAGACAAATCCTGATAAACATACGTGCTTAAAACAAATTGACATTCCTACGCCTCATAAGGTACGCCCATGCTGACGTCTTCGATCTCTGGGATATCGTTCAATACGTCTTCGATGTTTTTAAGAGAGTTAGCTGCTTCCTCATCTGTTTGTTCGCACAATATAACTGTGATTGTTACTTCTGTTTTGTTCATAATACGCTCCATAGTGTTAGAAGGTATCCGCCAAAGCAAATACCACTTAAAAATAAAATGCACGCAGATTGGACTACACTAGCCCGTGTATCAAACACATTCATTTCTTACTCTCCTAAAATAAATAAGTCAAACAAATACCAACTCGTTAAAATTAAGAAACTACTGGTACCAAACTCTGAGAGATTATAACCTGGAGTTTCTACCAAAGCTGATATAGTACACCCACCTACCCAAGATAGCAATAAATATGTCTTTAAGATATTGATTAATGTTTTCATACCAACCTCTTTCCTAAAACGTATTCGTGTTTGCCTACTTCTTCGTGATCTCTCATCAGGCCTTCAATAAGAAAACCAGCTTTAAGCCTGGCCATAATTTGAGCATAATTATCAGTGTACACTTCGCATTTAGCTTTTTCTACTCCGAGATACATTAGCTCTTTTTCAAGAAGAGTCCACATAGTTTTACCGATACCCTTTCCTCTGAGTTTTTCAGTAATAACGGTGCCGTGCAGTTTCATCAGCTTAGAGTTGATAGGTGTCACTGCGGTGACACCAACTATAGCATCAAATTTAGTTATTGCATAGTAATCTGTGCCGGGTCTTGGGTGCTGATCGACGTTAAAAAGGCCAGGTGCGTTATTAGCAGTATAAAATCTTTTTAAAGCTCTTACTTCATTTGAACTAGCAAGATTGATTCTTTGAAGTTTCATTTAATAGCAACTCCTGTGTAGTATGCGCCGTTTGGAGTTTTAATCGTTTTTTGAGGGTAAACTATCCATTTTCCTTTGACAAAGAACTTGTATAAAGTCGTCATTTAAACATTCCCCAAAATATCACGCAAATAATCACTGTGCAACAAATAGTTTCAACCATTTCATTAGTCATTTTACTGCTTCCTCGAATAAGAATTTAATCTGACTTAGTGCATCATCTAATGCATTGTGGTCCACTCCTTCTTTAGTAACTTTTTTATTGTCACAAAGAAAACGTTTATATGTTCTAAAGTCCATTACGTTGTAAAACAACCAAGGACAATCTACGTTATAATCTCTAAAGATAGACTCCAGTAAAGTGATGTCGAAAGATGAACCATTGCCCCATGGAAAACATTTCTTAGTTGCTTAGAGCCTTTACTGGCTCCTGCTGTCTGGAGAATCCAGTTAGCAAATAGTTGTAGAACTTCTTTACTTGGTCTGGCATCATCTTTAAATACCTTTCTAGCAGCTCCACTTTGGCCCATCCACCACTTTATAGTGGCAGCACTAGCAAAACGCTTTTTAGAATCAATTTGATCTGCCACATCAAGAGTTGCGTAAAAGGTCTTTCCAATAGTTTTTGTTTCTAGATCAAACCACGCAGCGCCGATTGAAATAATAGGTGCGTCTGGTTCAGTTCCAAGCGTTTCAAGGTCAATCATAAGATCTTTCAAATTATTCTCCTTCAGGAATTACTACATTAGATTCGTAGTGTTCTAGTGCGTCTTTGTGGGATTTTTCTACGCGCTTCAACGCTTCTTCTGTAAGCTGAGCATTCAATTGTGCTAGCAAATTGCGCGCTGCATCTGGATCAGTGTTTGCCAATAACTCAAATAACTGAGTGATCCCTTTTGCTATTCCGTCGGTTTGTTCTTCTGATTTTTTAGCTACAAGTATGCCTTGTGCAATAGCGCCTTTTAAATTAGACATGGTTATTCTCCGGTTTGCGGTTTCTTAGTCTGTGATAAATTTCATTTCTGGTTTCTACTAGTTCCACAGTCTCTGGCACGAGCCCTCTGAAAACATCATACACGTCTTGAGGCAGGTGGTAATATTGTCTAGAAAACTCAATGGCAGTTTTAAGATCCTCTACCTGTTTTTCTAATTCTTTATTTATCTTCATGAATCTCCTTACAAAACTTAGAAGCTAGTTCAGGTTTAGCTTTGTATAAAACTAGTAATTTATAACACTTAATTATGCTCTCTCTTTTGCTAATAGGTTTATATTTAGTTTTAGGCCCATTTCCAGTAAACTGAGTCCTTGTGGCGCAAGACGTTAATAGAAGTAAAAGTAAAACTAATAGCCTAACCATTATTATCCCTTTCAGCGTATGGGCAATCTTTTCCAGTTCTATTGCCGTGAATATCGTAGTATCCGTGTTGACCTAAAACTTTAGAAGGATCTGCTATATCGTCAATATAATAAGTCAGTTTGCCACCTACGGTATTTACGAGATCATCAATACCTAAAGAGTTCACCACAGCCTCTGCCCAATCAGATCCGCCTTTGGACCATACGATGATAGCGTGGCCAGACTTTGCCATATTCTTCAGAAGGTTAAGATTGTATTTGTTTACATATTTTCGCTGAACTAAGCCTCTACACTCAATAGTAACTAGATCTTCTTCTTTAGCGTTTTCTGGAATCTCCCACATCACAAGGGTGTCGTCCACATCGAACGCGGCTACAGGCCCAGCTGGTATTTTGTGGTACATTACTTGGCCTTTTTCTTAGTGGTACGTTTAGAAACCTTTTTAGTAGCTTTTTTGGCTACTTTCTTTTTGGTAGTTTTCTTTTTGACCGGAATCTTAGAGGCTAGCTCTAAAACTCTATTTTCCATAGCCAATTGATTTTTGTAGAGCTCTGTGATCTTGGTATAAATCTCTGAGTGCTCAGATCTTCTATTTTGCATAGCTTGTTCTAATTTATCTATTTGATTTTTAAGATTAGCTGCCTCAACCGCTCTTTTGTTGGCTATGTTTCTAGAAACATCAAGTTGGTTGTTTATATCTTTTACTTTGGTCTTGTTGATTAAAGATTGCACTAGTGCTGCGCACAAAGCAAATATTGAAATTACTTCCATAAGTCCTCCAAAGCTGCTACGCAAGTGGCAGCTAATATTGTTAATTGAGTTTTGTTATCTTTTGCTGACTTTATTTCAGCAACAATCTTATCTAAACATACACCATCAAAATTAGATTGTAAACCTAGCTTAGATCTTTCTTTTAAAATATCTTTAATTACTTGATCTCTGATGGCCTTTTTATTAGCGGCTTGCATGTGTAATAGCATTAGTCGATTAGTTCTAAATGAGGAAGGTCGTGGAAAGTTTGATCATCATTTTTAAGATCATTATCCCAATCTCCTCCATATTTTAAGTGAATACCCATAGCCAGGCCGATACCGATAATACGATTAGCAACAGCGTGAAACCGGTAAGTGTTGTTCCAATCAATTGGCCATGGCGCAATGTCAACCGCCTTGCTTGGAGATTGATTATGTTTGCTTCTTGGGTATTTAAGCTTTGATTTTCCTTGCTCATAATAACTGTCCTGCAATTGTTGACCTCTGTGGCCTTCTAATATAGTGAAATCAAAATGCCTAATAGCCTCGTTCAACACTTTTTGAATATCAGGGTGACACGTGGATAATTTGTCTCTTGATTTCTTACTAAACTTAGGCATTGTTTGTTCCTTCAACGCATCTAGCTTCTCTGTCTTTAGTTCTTTCTTCTTGCCACATGATAGCTTCTTGGAGTTTTGTGATAGTCATGGCGTTTTCTTTACAAGGAAATTTGGCGTTTAGCCCTTTAAAGATATGAGCGCATACTTTTAGAATGTCTGTAACTTGGCAACCGTTGACTCCATTTTCTTTAATTGGGCCATTTTGAATTTGAAAATGTAATCTATTATTTTTAGTATCTACAACTACGTGAGTTTCTATGGATTCTCCTCGAACTGACTTATTGTAGGTTTTTATTTCAAGTCCATCAATATGAGTTACGTCTTTTAAGGTTTCAAGTGCCATTACTGCTCCGTTTTATTTAGTATGTTGTATTTTTTAATGATCTCTGAAGTATCTTCAAGAGAGTTTAATCTAGCTTTGATATAAGTTTGAAACGTAGGATCAACTATCGATAGTTCTTTTAGCTCATTCAGAATATCTTGTTTTCCCATTAACTTGCCCATTTCAAATGAGTCACTAACGCTGACATCTAGTATGCTTGGTTTTTTATCATAGTCTAAAGTGGAAGCTTTGATTTTGGCATCTGAAAATAGATCCGAATTCAGTCGCTGAAACGCTTCTAATTGTAGTTTAGCAAGTCTTCTAATATTAGGATCTGCATATCCAGAAAAGGCGTATTTAAAATGACGCCTCCAGTTTTTGATGGACATGGTCGTTGTTTTCGGTGTAAGATTTAAACAACGCGCAATGTTTGGTAAAGTTTGGTCACCTTCAAAATCAGATATAACAGAAGCCACATTGTTTATTTCATTTTCTATTTTTTGCTTCAAAGCTTTTAATAATAGACTACTATTAGGAATAGGATCCACAGTGATGGATGCGATGCTTAGCTGGTGGTCTATTAAAATATCGGTTACAATCATTAGAACTTCCTAAAGTATCTTAGTTTATCTTTTTGAGCAGCTCGATCCTCTTTAGCATTAGGATGGTGAGCTTCAAAGATGGCGTAAGGAGAATGGTACGTCACGGGTACCAGAGGCTCATATTCTTTCGCAGCTATTTCTTCTTGAGCATTAGCTGATAATTCGTGGTAGAACTGAGAATACGCTTCCATTCCTGCATAAAAATTTTTGTTGTCATCTACATAAAAGTCCTGCGCAATCCCAATTGCGTGTTCAGTAGACTTTTTAATGAAATCTAAAATCTGAAATGCGTCAGTCTTTAGAGTCTCCACATGAAATGCGATAGCTATTAGGTTTGTGGATTCGTCACAAATCAACCTAGCCATGGTCATCTCTTCGGCGTAAATCAGATCTACAACGCCCTCGCGGATTATGTCTTTGGTGAGTCCAAACTGAGTGCACAGCGAATCTTGTAATTTGTTGAATTGTTCTCTAAGTGTCATAGTAGATTCTTTAGCCTATCGATGAGGTCATCTTTATCTTCGCAGACTTCTGTAAAATCAGCATCTCCAAATACATTTAATACATATCCGTTTTCGACAACTACAATACCTACTGACTCAGTAGTGAATCCAGGACCGTCTCCATCGCTGTCTTTTGGTTCTATCGGGAATTTAAGTGCTTCTGTCATTTTTCAAACTCTCTTTAAATTTTCTCATAAACTCTTTTCTAAACTCACTATCTGTAAGAGGCGTTTGGTTCTTTCGCTCTCTTATAGGTTTTTTAATATGAATCAGTTCGTCTTCTAAAAACTTGATTCTTTTAAGGAGCTTTCTCCTTTCAGCTCTTAGACGTCGGTTAGCTTCTTTTAGTTTACCTTTTTCGTCTTTAGGAAAAGTTTTTCTCAATATTTAGCACCTTTGGTTAGATTTTCTATGGCCCACAAAGGTTGTAAATTTTTATAATTGAATGCGGATTTGAGCTCATTTTCGTCAGTTAAGTCAAAACTAGATATCGGTTTTATATGATCGATGTGCCACTCTCCGTGGTTGTCCCACGTCATACCAGGTTTAAATAGAGATTCTAAATAGTCTTTGCATTCTTGCACCGAACAACCTAGATATTTCTTCCAAGAGCCCTTCTTATAATTGCATGAAATGGCTCTTTTTACGCGCCCTCGTATATTAGAAGCTAATTTATTTACTGGATTTTTCATGTAAGTTTCTCTGTATTTTCTTTTTTTCTTGGCTATGCTATCTTTATGTTTCAGTCTCCAGGCTTTTCTGTACTTTTTAATTTTTTCTTTATTCGCGTCCCTGTATGTCTTTTTCTGTTTTAATATTTTTTGATAGTTGTCTTGTTTATACTGGTCTTGTTGAGCTCTAATGCGTTTTTTATTTTTTTGATAATGGGATTTTTGGTATTCTAATTTACAACTTCGACACCACGACCCTGGATATTTACTAACATCAAACACTGTTCCACATCTTGTACATATCTTCATAATATTTTAGGCTCGAAATTCCTTTTTAGTGTTTCTATTGTAGACGCAAAATGTTTAGATAAAAACTTAGTACCAATAAAGTTAAAATCATGACGATACGCCATAGTCTTACCTTTAAATAATCTTACTGCTCTGCCGGTAGATTGTACAACATTTATTGGCGATTTTCCACCTTGGCAGTTAATCAAATGGTCGGTACTTCGGACGTCTATCCCCTCTGATATTACGGTAGATCCTACCATGATTCTAATCTTTAGATCATTAAAATCTGAGATTGTATCGGTAATGACTTGCTTATCGTCATCTCCAGAAATATAGCTATTCGCTATTCCTAGAGCATTTAAGTATTCATGGATGATCTTTCCAGACTTATCTTTTTTGTTTACCAGAATCAATATCTGCTCTGTTTGGTAATTAGTGCAAATAGACCTGACTTCTTCTAATAGATCTTGATTGCCGCAATAGTTCTCATCGTATTCTTTTTGGTACTTCATTTTTCTCTTACCGGCTAGGTTGTGAGTGATTACAGTAAGAGGTGTTAGATAACCTTCTTTAATAGCCTTCCATGCTGGATATGAGTAAAGTTTAGTACTTAAGAATCCCCATAGATCGAGAATCTTGTTATCGTTTCTTAAGAAGGTCCCTGTGAATCCGAATCTGTGATAAATGTGACCAATCTCAGGAAGCAGATTAGTGTAGCTAGACGATCCTGCGTGGTGAAATTCGTCTAAAAACATAGCGTCTACATCGCCTATTAGAAGGCCCAGATCTCCTGATTTTTGAAGTGCAGCCAGACTCTGAATTGTAATAATTCTAATAGGTTGTAGGCTATCACCTCGTCTAACTTTTTGACTGTCAACCATTTGTACAGCTGAGGACCCAAACCATATTGTGAAGTCATTGTATATCTGCTGAAGAAGGCCTCTAGAAGGCACTACAACTAGAGTATTGACCGATAATTCTTTGATAACGTAGGCCATCATTAAAGACTTACCCGTGCCTACTGCTGACTCAACCACACCTCTGCCTTCGGATAGAGACAAATCAATTGCTTCTTTTTGATAATATCTCGGTTCAAACGGTTTGTTATTCCAAGGAAGTATGGCATATGGCTTAGGTTTAATTCTTTGATCATTAATAGTATAGTTAGCTTTAACCGCGTCCAGGACGTCGCAAACAATGTTTTTAAGTCCTGTAGGAAACTGCCTATTCTGATACCAACAAACCCACTCGGAGTCTTTAAGAGCTTTCAGTTGGTCCTGGTAATCCTTCATTTGCTTCTTGGCTCTAGCCCTGGCGTCTTCTGAAGTTTCTGTCTTTTTCTTTTTAACACCAAATTTCTTTAGCATTTTCATCCTGTAAAAGATGTTAGCCTCTTCTGCTTTGATGTCATTTTGATAGGTCAGTATTTTCTCAACAGTCTGTTCTATATGTTGTGGAATTCCTTGAGAAATGGCGCAATAAGAATTGTGAATAGTCAAAGTAAAGTCACTCATACATTAAATCTATCTTTATGCTTGGATAAAGTAAAATGTTAGATTTTCGTTAGATTTAAAAAAGCTGTGTACTTCGCGGCCGGGTTCCGGTACAATAGAAAGTATACGATAACAAGAAGCGATTGATAACATAGACGCTAACTTACTTAGATTCTCTCATTAACGGTTCCTACTACATTCCACAGGGATCGATAATCTTATAGCGAATAATAGTTAATTATTCATTGCCTGACCTAGGCTCAAAATAAATCCTAACAAAATTCGTCAAAAATGTGTACTTTTTAGTTGCTAACTGTACAATCAAAGTGTAAAGGAGATTTCATGTACAAAAAGATTATAAAGACCCATGACACTTTAAATCAAGTACTTCCTGCGGTTAAGGAAATTGCGGGTATTGTAAAGACTACGTTAGGCCCAGGAGGACGTCCTATCTTAATACAGAGAGTTGGTCAAGCCTTAAACGGGGAGCCTCTCGGCCCTAAGATCACCAAAGACGGCGTATCTGTGGCGAATGAATGTGCAAGTAAAGATCCTGAAAAAGATATCATTATCCAAGCAGTAAAGCATATTTGCAAAAGAACCAATACTACCGCAGGTGATGGCACTACGACGGCTATCGTGTTAGGCGAAGCTTTAATCACCGAGATGCTTAGTTACATGCAAAATAATCCAGATACTAATGTCCAACTTCTTAAAGTATCATTACAAACTGCGGTGGATAGAGCGATAGAACATTTAAAAGACATATCAGTAGAAGCCGATAATTACGATCTTATCCAACAAGTAGCAACTCTGTCTGCAAATGGAGATGAGACCGTAGGTAAGATTATCAGAGATGCGTTTGAGGCTGTAGGAGCCAAAGGCGTGGTAACGATCGACGAAGGTACCACTACCGATATCACTCTAGATGTAGTAGGCGGCTTTCAGTTTAATAGAGGAGCCGAAGGACGTGAAATGTTCTTCAACTCAAGTGATGGCACCAAATTTGAATCAGACAACTGTGGAGTCATCGTGTTTGACGGAAAACTTAATGACTTTACAAAACTAGCAGCGGCTCTAATGAATATTGCAGAAAAAGATGCTAATGGAAACGCCAAGTCAGTTCCTCCGGTACTAGTACTAGCTAATGATTTTAGTAACGAAGTACTAACTTGGATTAATATCCAAAAGACTCAAGCTGGTCTTAATATCTGTCCTGTTAGAGGACCTAATCAAACCACAGTACGAACTGCTTATTATAATGACATCGCGTTCATTACTGGAGGCCAAAGACTTGGAAATGGAAATCCTGCATTAGAAACTCTAAGTGCTGAGTCAGTAGGCTTCGCAGAGAAAGTAGTAGTAACCAAATACGCCACAACTATTTATGCAAAACCTCAAGAAGAGACTCTACTTGGATACGTAGATAAATTAGAGATCCAAAAATCTAAAGCAGAATCGCCGTATGATGCTCAAATCATCAGCGATAGAATCGCATCACTGACCAACGGTGTGGCTAAAGTAGGAATTGGAGGCGCCACAGACTTTGAAGTCAAAGAGAGATATGATCGAGTTGAAGACGCCTTGAACGCCGCTAGAGCTGCTATTGAAGAAGGTGTAGTTCCTGGAGGTGGTATTGCTCTTAGGAAATACGCTGATTTTCTAGAATCCAAAGAAACTCTAACTGAAGGTGAAATGGTTTTAGCCAACGCTCTTAAATATCCTTTTGAGCAAATACTAACTAATGTCGGATTAGAAGATAAGGCTACCTGTCTATTCGAAGCATTAAAAGACGAAGACAAATTAACGTATAACGCAAGATCAAAAAAAGTTGTAAACTTTCTTGAAGCAGGAATCGTAGATCCAGTGAAGGTAACACGATTAGCTTTACAGAACGCTACCAGTATTGCCGCGCTCCTGAGTACTACTGGTGGTAGCATTATTTATGTCAAGGATTAGACACTTCTCATGATTGAGACCCCTTGCAAGAAGTGAGGGGTCTTTTTATGTACTACTCTTAATTTATTTTGTATGATTCTAACAGAAACCTGCCAACAAGGATAACAATGCAGATTTTACAACCTGGACAAACTGTCACATACGATCAAAAAACCAAAGCATCCAACACATACATTTTGTCGGACATAGTTAATGAAGATACGGCGTTGCTTACGCATCCTTTATATCCATCAGTTTTTATTAAAGCAGAAGTCAAAAGCCTGAATACAGTATCAGCGGTATTAAAAGATGACACCGAGAGGTGCTTAGATTTTGCTAACAACTTTAAAAATGTTTTAGATGCAGATCTCCAAGGAACGCTTGATGGTTTATGCATGTATTTCGTAGTCAATAAAACTCTAACCGCTGGTCAAAAGAAATTATTATCAAACATTTGTGGAACTATATTTGCTATAAAAAATGAAAACGATGTCCAATCAGCCATGGACACTGTCAACTATAATAAGAAACTACTAGATGATTTCAACAGAATGTGGTATATCAATTTTGAAAAAATCTTTAGTGGCAAAAAGCCAATAACTAGTTCAAAACAACGTACAACAGTATTTAACATAGCTGGGTTCGTATCGGCACAACTACAAAATCCAGTCGCTACAAGGTGATATAATTAATTAACAGATCACTTCAGGAGTACATTTAATGGCAAAACACAACTATACTGACGAGCAGATTCAGTTTATAATGGATAGTCGCGTTCAAGGCTATACCTTCGCCGAAATCGCAGAGCAGTTTACAGAAGAATTCGGCGTAAAAAGATCGACGGACCAAATTAATGGTACATTCAAAACTCACAAAAGCAAATACGACTTACCTGAAATACAAAAACACCCAGAAAAGAAAAAGAAAGAAACTAAAGCTAAAATAATCAACGGATATTTAGAGTTCGTCGATAAAAATAAGTACCTTCCTACATTTTCAGATCTTAATGATCAAGGACTTCCTGAAAGAACTATTAGGGATCACTTTAAAAATATTGACGGACTAGACACTGCTGCTAGAGAGGCGTCTCCTTCCGTGTTTAAACAGATCGTTGATGAGTATTCATTCACTGAAGAGCAATTCGAAAAGCTTAAAAAAGACATCAAAAAACACAAAAGGTTCGTTATTACCACTGCCGTAACTGGATGCGACATACATCAGCCTTCTTTGCAAGCTATTAAAAATTATTGCAAAAGAAACAAAGCAAAGCTTCTGATATTGCCGTGTTCGGATCCTGCAAAAAGAAATGGTAGGTCTAGATGGCAGTTAGATCACAGAATCGATAGGAAGGCTGTGGTATTTAAAGATGTTGAACTTAACAGTAAATTCTTTATTTCAACTATTAAACTATCTGCTAAACATATAAATCCCTTAACAGGTTTGTCTAGGATCGGCCAGTCTAATGGATCATTTTGTTACGCGTCGCCTAAACAGTCACTTGAATATGTGGCCAATTCTGCTACCAAGAAAATACCAAGAGCTCTAATGACTACTGGAGCCATCACTAAATCTCAATACAATACGCAAATGTACATGTCAGAAAGAACTGCATATATCGCAGACTTTGATCATAAGTTAGGAGCTGTTGTGGTAGAGATAGAAGACGATAAACTTTTCTATTTCAGAACAATAGAAATGAATGAAGAAGACGGATCATTTTATGACATCGATAGAAAATACACGTCTGACGGCAAAATTTATAAATATAATGGAAAAGACCATACAGCTGACCTGGTACAGTTTGGAGACTATCATGTAGGTGATACTGATCCAGAAGCTAAAGCTGTCGGTAAGGCAATATGTGATCTGACTAAGCCTAAGTATTTAACCGTAGAAGACTTTTTTAATGGACACTCTATTAGTCATCACGACCAAGGTAAGCTATTAACTGAAGCTAAAAAAGTTGAGCTAGGATATCATGATCTAGATATTGAATTGAAGGCTAATGGCGATGAACTAAAAGAAATTATGGGCTGGAAAAACCACGGCCAATTAGTAGTTAAGTACGGAAACCACGAGGATTTTCTTTATCGCTACCTAAATAATGGTAATTTCACAAAAGACAAAACTAATTTCAAACGTGCAGTAAATGTGGCAGATGCAATGCTAAATAGAGATTGGAAAAATCCGTTTGAGTACTGCATGAGAGAACTACAAAACATCGGCGACACCGAAAATATTAAGTTTTTACAAGATGAGGACCATAGTTTTGTAATCAACGGAGTAGAAAATGGAGTGCACGGGCACTTAGGACCTAATGGGTCTAGAGGCGGAAGCTTACCAGCAATGGAGAAAGCCTATGGGTCTGTAAATATTGGTCACTCACACACTGCAGGTATTTGGAGAAACGTATTTAGAGTAGGCACTACTTCATATCTTAAAGTTTCTTATAACAAAGGTCCGAGTTCCTGGACACAAACGCATTTAATTCAACATGCAAATGGCGCGCGCCAATTAATTAATTGCATCAATGGTAAATTTAAACTAGATTAAATTTTACATTCTAACTCTGGTTTGGTAGTATATAAATGACTACTAAACCGGAGGACACATGAAAGTAGAATTCAAAAAATTAATCGGTAAAACAGAATTTACATTTCACGCAGAAGTTAATGACCTAAAAGACTTCTTCAAACAAATCTCAATCTATGAAGACATTCCAGTCATTGGACCAAACGGTGAAGATGACCTCAAAATCACTTATAGAAAAACTCCAAATGAAGGCTATGAGTACTTTAGTGTTGTTTCTGAGAAAGCAGGAATGGAGTTCAAGTTTGGACAATCTAAAGACCTTACTACGATGTTCCCTAAAGGATGGGAACCTCTGTATCAAAATAATAACGTTCCTCAAGAACAAGCTGGAGGCTTAGGTGCTCCAGCACCAACTCCCGGACTAGGTAATCAACCAGTTCAAAATCAAGCACCTCCTGCTGAAGATTATGCGCCAGCACCAGTGCAAAATACTCCAGCACAGAACGCACCTGCGCAAACTCCTGCTACTACGGCTCAGAACCAAACACCTCAAAACGGCGCAGATGTAAATTCAATTTTAAACAAATATGGAATCAACGGATAAATTATGTCAGACGAAAACAAGAAAAATCATAGATACCTAGGTAAAGTTAAGTCTCAAACTTTCAATAAAAATGATGGGACTGGATCATTTAATAAAATGACAGTTTTTGTAGATAATCCAGATCCGGCAAATGCAGATGGAACTCCAAACAAATATCACAAAGGCGTATTACTTTGGTGCGATGCCGAGACTGGTGCAACTTATCAAGTCAATCAAATTGATGTGGCTGGCGTAAGCCAACAAGACGCAGGTAGAGGTTTTACTAATTCACTAAGGCTTGATCTGGGCAGTGAATATCACGTAAAGCGTTTAAAATAAGGTCCTCCAAACCTACAATAATGGCGCTAGGAGTGTACTTCTCCTAGCGCTATTTGTATAACAAATACAAAGGATTCCATGACGTTCTATAGACTTATAAAGCCTGACTGGGCTAAGCCTACTATCAAAAAAGAAAACAATCCAGAATTTGTAAAAGAGGTAGCAGGACCTAACGTCATAGAAGGTTGTATCAAACCTCAAGACGTTACGGAGCTAAATAAACAAGGCTACAATGCTTATTGGTTTCCGAATCATCCTGATACAAATGTCTATGAAAATAAAGTAAAATACTTATCTGGATCTATGATCAACGTGTTCAACTATGTATTCGTGGACATGGATCTAAAAGATGGAGTCTATAAAGATAAAGCTCACTTTCTAAGTGTGCTAGAGGCGTTTCCGGTCAAACCAACTCTTACTGTATCATCAGGTAATGGTGTTCACGCTTATTGGAGAATAGAAAATCTAACTAGAGATCAGTATGTGATCACACAAATGGCTCTAATTAATCACTTCAACACGGATCCATCGGTGTATACGGTATTGCAATTGATGAGGCTTCCTGGATCGCTAAACACAAAAAATCCTAATGAATTTAAAATTGCAAATATTGTAGACCTTCTTTCTTCTGGAGAAGCGTATGAAAGTGTAGGTGTATTTCCTAAGGAGATATTTAATATTCCTGAAGAAAGGATGAAGAAAGCTCAACTTCATTTAGATAAGCTAGACGGTAAAATTGTTCTAGAGTTTAATGAAGTAAATATCGATGAGCTTCCTGATAAGTTTCTGGACTTAATTGAAAGCAATTATAAGATCAAAGAAATATTCGAAGACCCTTTTAGCTACAATGGAGATAGATCATCGGCCGATATGGCGTTGGCAAATATGTTATTTCATAAAGGCTTCCATAAAGATGACGCCGTAAAAGTATTAGCCAACACACAAAAAGGACTAGCTAAAGGCAACAACAGAAAAGAGTACGCACAAAATACAGTACATAAAGCATACAATGGCCGTGAGCAAAAGCCACAACAATCTGTGGCTATGGCTGAAAGGCCATCTAAGTTTAAAAACGCCTCGCAACTAATCAATGAAAAAGATACTAGAAAAAGAGGGCGCCCGGTCAATGGACCTTATTTTCTTGATGGAGGTGTTCTTCACAAACAATGGTCAAGAACTCAATTGCTAGGAATTATTGCAGGAACAGGCGTCGGTAAAACTGCCTTTACACTTTTTATGTTTAAAGAGATGATCAAAAACAATCCTGATAATGATGACATTTTTTCTTTTCACACTCTAGAAATGCCGGCTAAAGAGATCGCAGATAGATGGTTAGATTTAGTTGGTCATAATTCTCCATACTCTGATAGACTATATGTAATTCCTAATGAGGACGAAGAAGGAAATCCAAGGAACATCGGCCTTCAAGAAATGTATGAAGACATCAAACAGCTAGAAAGTGAGACCGGTAAGAAAGTCCACGCTATGGCGGTCGATCATATCGGGATTCTCGCCAAACACATTGATATTAGAAAAGAATACAATTTTGGAATTATGTCAGAAGACCACGCAGGATACAGCGATATTAGAACTATGTCACTTAACAGACTGTGTACAGAACTTAAAACTTTAGCTAAGATGCTTGATGTGTTTATTGTGCCACTTACTCAGACTACTAAAGAGAAAGGTGTAGGCGATCTTCCAATCGACAAAGATGGTGCGTATGGTATTAGCCAGTACGAAAATATCATGGACTATATTGTAACTATCTGGCAGCCTCTGATGAGAGTTCATAAAGATATTGATGAAAGACTTCTAGCTTACCAATATGTGAAAATCAGGCACAAGCATAAAAACGACAAAATACAAACACATTCTCCTAAGTTACTTACGTATAACACTGATACGGGAGATTTGACGCCGCCAACTGATGGTGAGTACCGAGTATTTAAAGAGTGGCTACCTAAAGCTAATGCAGCTAGAAAAGCCATCGCAAATAAAGAAGCTGTTGGGTATACTAAAACTTTTAAAATAGAAGACATAGAAAGCCTAGTAAAAGGTATCTATTCTGGCCAAAAAGAGGTAAATTAAATTATGCATTACGATCAATGGGGAAAATACAACTATATTAACTCTATGGAACTAATCCAGAAAGTTGACAAAATGATGATTACTGATGGTAAGCAAAATTATGAACTAGTGTCTATCGATACTGAGACCAACGGCTTGAGGCATAAAATTGCCAGCGTGATTGGTTTTTCTTGGTCAGTTGACGACCAAAAAGGATGGTATCTGCCTCTAGTAGAATGGATTCCTGACGAGTCAAGTCTTAAAACTGTAACTAAAAACAAAAAGAAATACGAAGCATTTATGGATGGCCATTTCAGATGCGTGTGGACCGGCAAGACTTATCCTGAGTTCTTCAAGCCGCACGAATACGAGATGCCAGAGTTTATTCCAGCACTAATCATTAGATGGTTCAAGGGCACTCGAGATATCTACCACAATGCGCCATTCGATGTTAACCACTTACATGAAATCACAGGAGTTGATCTGTGCGATGAAGTATTTGCGGACACTGCTCTTTTGTCTCACATCTTAAATGAAAATAGTCCAAATGGCCTAAAAGAAACTGCCTCTGAGTGGAAAGAAGAATTAGGGATCAATCCTCACCAAATGGCTAACCAAGAGCAAAAAGAACTAGGTGAATCAGTCATTAGAAATGGAGGTGACGTAACGCCATCAGGTAAACCTAAAACAGTGTGGCGAGCAGAACCTGAGTTCATGTGTAAGTACGCTTGTTCGGATACATTTTTGACTTACGGGGTCTTTAAAGTAGGCATCCAAAAGTTTATCCAAAGATTTGGTGAAGACATGCTAGATTGGTTCTTTACTAAAGAAGTAATGCCTCTTTGTAGAGAAGTAGTCATTCCTATGAAGAGAAAAGGAGTTTACATTGATGTGCCTCACTTTCAAAAGGCAGCTAAAGAGACCGCTCAAAAGCTTCTCGATCTAGAAGACGCAGTAATCGAAAGTGTAAAAGATCACCTTCCTCACTTTACTATTGGTAAGTCACTCGACGAAGCTATATCTAATCAAAGACTAGTCAAAAGAATCATTGAGATTGAAGGTAAAAGTATTCCAACTAAACTAGACAAAAAGACCGGTAAATACAAAGAAACTCTAGCCAAAGGGGTAGTCAAAAAAGTCTATCAGGAAGACCCACATTGGATCTGGGGCTACATTTTAGGTGAGGATGAGATAGCATACTCGGATGAGAAATTATTAGCCATAAAGAAACAACTATACTTAGAAGTAGAAGGTAGACGTTATCGCTTTAATCCAGGATCTGATAACCATCTAAGATGGCTGTTTTGTGACCGTCTAGGTTACAGTAAAACAGATCTACCTCAAACTGATTCTGCAACCAAAGATAACCCGATTCCAAGTATGGCCGCAGATGTATTGACCGAGTTTATCCTACCAGACCATCCCTGGATTGCTAATATTCTTAAGTTTAAGAAACTAAGAAAGCTACATTCCGGCTACATGCTACCTGCGCTGAATCTAAATATTGATGGCTGGCTGTATATGGATATGCGTCAAAATGGAACTAAGTCTGGAAGATTTGCCTGCTCTGGCGGATTTAATCTTCAAACACTTCCTAAAATTGACGCAGAAATGGAAGCTAAAGAAGAATGTCCGAAATGTAAGTCAAACAATACCGCAGTGCATCAAGAAATATCGGCACTCGCAGACGTCACGTGTAATGATTGTGGCCACGTGCAAGTAGGTGTAGTGTGCCCGTCAGTTATTAAGAAAGGATTTATCGCACCTCCAGGTTTTAAAATTGTAAACGCCGATTACAGTTCACTTGAGCCTAGATGTTTCGCGTTTGTATCAGGTGATGATAAACTAAAAGAGGTTTATTGGAATGGATTAGATCTGTATTCTAAAGTCTATTGCGATATGTACGACGATGAAAATCAATATTCTGCACACCCTGATGCTGATAATTTTTTAAAGAAACTAAACAAGGCTGCTAGAACTGGAGTAAAACCAATCGTTTTAGGTATACCGTATGGAGCTAACAAATACCAAGTAGCCCAGCTGTTGGATGCCTATGTAGAAGTTAAGAAAGACGGTAAGTTAGTTAAATTTCCAGACACCGCAAGAGGGCAGGCTACTATTGATCAATACTTAGGGACTTATAAAGATCTTCAAAAGTACATGGAAAAATGCGAAATTGACTGTCTAACCAAAGGCTACGTTGAGACTCTAATAGGAAGACGTAGACACTTCATGTATGCTCCTAAAATTTATAGATTCTTAGTAACTAAGAGGATTAAAGTTGAAGAGATCATTGAAGCGTCATCCAACCAACTAAAAAAGCATACCACAAAATTTGTATCTGCTAATGGTAATATGATTAGTCTCACCGAAGGTGAGCTCAAAGCTTTGATATCGGACATGGGACTTCCTTATAAAAACTGTGTAAATAAAGGATACTGGTTGTACGTTAAAAACCTTTTAAAGGCAGACCTGAACAACTCTAAAAACCACCCGATTCAAGGATTGGCCGGACACATTACAAACAAAGGTATGCTAGAAACTACTAGACTCTTTAAACAAAACAACATACCGTTAGACGTCGGATGGGTGTGTCTTCAGATCCATGATGAGATCATGACGTACGTACGAGAAGATATGTCTCAGTTAGGAGCTGATTGCCTTCAATCCGGAATGGAAAAGAATGAGTTTACGGCTCTGTTAGATATCGACATGATTGCAGAACCTGAAATTTGCGATTGCGTAATGGAGGCTAAATAATGAAAAATGCACTAGGATATTTATTTTTAATGGTATTTGCTTTAGTTATAGATTTTGTCGGCAGCATGCTGTATACTCCTGACTTTAAAGTAGGAGAGTGTGCTATATGGCAAGTAAAAGTCAGAAAAATTGTACAAGTCAATAAATTCTATTACAATTACTGTGTAATGAAAGACGGCAAATGTGGATCAAAAATATACTCAATTAGAGTTCATAGTTTTGACAAAATGATGAAAAAAACTTCTTGTAAGGAGAATAAATGAGAAAGATTATTGCGTTCGCAGGACCTAAAACGTCAGGAAAAACAACAGCAATGGAAGCACTAGGCGCTAAATATAGAGATGTACATGGCCTAGCCTTAGCAGGGCATCTTAAAGATGTGTGTGCAAAGATCTTTTCCCTTGACCAGAAACTATTCCACGATCAAAATCTGAAAGAAGCAGACCTGGCGGAGTACGTAGAACTGACTCCTAAGAAAATTGAAGATATTTTCATCTTGTTTGGTCTTGGAGATAATGACTATAATTATGACGAGCACATCAGGCCGCATATTGGGGCTATCTTAGAAACACCAAGAAGGCTACTGCAATACATCGGAACAGAAGTGTTACACCCAATTGACCCTCTAATCCACGCTAAGTTCTTAGTAAAGAATTTACTTCCGGAGTCTGGTATTGTGGTACTCACCGATCTTAGGTTTAAGAATGAGTTTGAGTTTTTTAAGACTAACTATGCAAAAGAATTTGTACCATTTCATATCAATAGCACCCGAGCTGAAATGGCGGCAGCTGGTGACAAACACCCGTCTGAAATGCAGCGCCACGAGTTCAAAGCAGATTGTATTCAATTAGATAATAACAGCACTTTATACGCATTTAAAGATCTGGTCAGGAAAAACCTAGAGGAAGTATATCATGCATAAATTTCTAATCAGAAATACAGACGGAAAGAAAAGTCTAACAGCCACTGCTTTTGCGATGGGCTTCATTATTGTCAATGTCAAATTCCTGTTTGCAGGAATGTCATTTGGAGCTTTGATCTTATCGCCGTTCACTGGAGTCGAGTATGCCGCAGCAGTAGCTGGACTTGGTGGAGTGTATGTTCTAAGAAGGCAAAATGAAAAGTCCCAAGAGAATAAAGAAGCTAATTAGATTCATTGAATCATTAGAAGACCTACTAGATTACGTGAAAACTCTAGATAGGCCTTTTGAGGACGGCATGACACATAAACAAATGCTTACTCAGCTTAAAGTAACACTAGAGGAGCTCAGTCGTGAAGGAAAAGTCCACGATATTAAGTTATTTCAAAAGTTTAAAGACAAGTCTGATTAAAAATCTGCCATCCATCTTAGGAATAGCTATAATCTTATATTCAATATCTGAATTTATTTCAGAAAATAATAGACTGCATGAAAAGCTAATTGGTAAGGATGAAGAGATAAAGCTACTGAACAATAATGTGGCTAACTTAAAAAGGGAATATGTTGAGCAGCAACAACTACAAGATACATTCAAGAAAGAATGGAATGTGGAGCGTTCAAATCTTAGAGGAAGAATTAAAGTACTATCTAATGCCACATACCTTATCAGAGAAAGAGCTAGAAGAGAAGGTGCGTCAGATCTTTCTTATCAAGGTAAAAAAGTTAAATATGTCTTTAACGAGCTTCGGTTCAGAGAAGGCCCACCAATTGGCTACGTACTTATATTTGACAATGGACGAGTTGTGTCAAAAATCTATAATCACCAAATTGACGTCAAAACAGCAATTTCTAGAGATGAAGAACAAGGGACGTACGACGTTTTATCCAAGGCTGATTTTATCCTTAGATCGGGCCATCTCAAGCCAGACGGCAAAAATTGGTTTAATGTCAGGTATCCACTGGCCATCACAGGTGGAACCGCTAAGATTGATCCAACAGAAAAGTTAAATACCTCTAAGTCTTTTTATTGGGACAAGCAATTAAACGCTAATATTAACTTTACTTCTAGACCCATGCCAGGCCTAGGTCTTAGTTTTGCTGGATATGGTAAAAGCAAAAGAGATCTTGATTTTAAATTTTTGCAATTAGGTGCTCAGTATGATGATAGTCAAGTAGGACTTACAGCCACTCCAGTATTGTGGAGATTTGCTCCTAACTTGCTAAATAATACTTACATTGGGCCAGGATACTACGCAGATAAAAACAATAATGGATGGTTTGTAGGTTTACAAATC